ATTAAAACTTACTAATGGTGGCTTAGACCACTAAGAAGTTCTATTAGAACTTAGGAAAAGAGTAATGCCAGCACATAGCGGAAAAAAGAAGCGAGGTAAAAAAGGCAAGAAGAAAAAGTCAATGAACGGTCTCACTGCCAAGCAAAAGAAACTTCCTATGGCTCTTCAAAGAGCTATTCTAAGAAAGAAGAGAGGCAGGAAGTAAAATGCGACGTAAGACTTACAGAGGTAAGCGCGCACCAAAAGGTTATCATTTCATGCCAGGTGGAAGGTTGATGAAAGACTCAGCCCACAAAAGGAAAAAGAAACGTGGCCGTAAAAAGAAAACGAAAAGGTACTACTAAAGCGGTGCGAAAGCGTAAGCGAGTAGCCCGTCCTCTTAGTGCATCAGTAAAAGCAACTCTTCGAACAAAAGCGAAAAAGACTCGATTTACTTATGGGCAACTTGCAAGAGTCTATCGCAGAGGACAAGGAGCGTTTCTTTCATCAGGTTCTCGACCAGGAGTCTCAATGTCACAGTGGGCTTTTGGAAGAGTAAACTCATTCATCCGAGGTGGGCACTCTCAAGATAACGATATAAAACGTGGGACAAAGAAAAAACGTCGCACGAAGAAATAGCCCCAAGCTATCCGATAGATCATCGGTTACAAGATCATGATTCACTAACCTCGTTCATCCAATAAAGGACGGAAGTAAGGAGTATCCCGAAGGAACGCGAATTTAGAGGAGAAATATCATGAAAGAGTATACTTGCATTTATCGTGGTGTTAAATACACTGTTAAAAAGTAGGAAACTAAATGCCTGTTAGAAAAGTCAAAGGTGGTTATCGTTGGGGTTCTTCTGGAAAGATTTACAAAAGAAGGAAGGACGCCCAACGTCAAGGCCGAGCAATATACGCATCTGGTTATGGTAAAAAGAAAAGATCCAAGAGTAGGAACAGGAAAAAAGCCAAAAGGTAGTGGCCGGAGGCTCTATACGGATGAAAATCCGAAAGATACAATACGCATAAAATTTGCTACCGTAAAAGACGCAATGGCAACAGTAGCAAAAGTAAAAAGAGTAAGACGCTCTTATGCGAGAAAAATACAAATTCTTACTGTAGGCGAGCAACGAGCAAGAGTCATGGGAAAGAAAACAGTTGCCTCTATTTTTAAATCTGGCAAAGCGAGTTTGAGAAGAGCACATGGTAAAACGAAGAAAGCGAAGAAGCGTACCAAAAGATAAAAAATCTCGTGTGCCAAAAAAATACTTGAGCGGCACAAAAGGCACAAGAAGGTCTGAGCTTGCCGCACTCATTAAACGAATCGCAGCACTGTACAAACAGGGAAAACCAGTCCCAAGATCGCTTATTCAAAGAAGAATAGCGTTAGGGAAAAAGAAACGTGGCACACGGAAAAAGAACTAAAGCAATGCTCAAGCGCTACAGGTTGAAGGGGGTGAATAAGCCAAAGCGAACTCCTGGGCATAAAACCAAATCTCATATAGTTTTAGCACAAACAGGCCATAAGACTAAACTTATTCGATTTGGACAGCAGGGTGCCAGAACAGCAGGAAAACCAAAAGCTGGAGAAAGTAAAGCAATGAAAAGAAAACGTGCGTCTTTTAAAGCTCGTCACCGCAAGAATATTGCAAAGGGCAGAATGTCAGCAGCATACTGGGCTGATAAGGTAAAGTGGTAATGTCTGAAAAAGAAATTAAAAAATCAGGATATCATCCAGCAGATATAAATGGTGACAATGTAGTTGATGCGGAAGAAAGAAGAATGTTTCTTGAGTTCAAAAGAAAAGAACTAGAAGATCAAGATGCAATGCGAGACGCACAACGAAAGATGACTTGGTTTGCACTTGCAGGTATGTTGCTATATCCTGCTACTGTAATGACTACAGAAATGTTAAATCTACACCAAGCAGCAGAAATACTTGGTGCAATGGCAGCAGTATACTTTGTTTCTGTTGCTGGAATAGTAGCTGCTTTCTTTGGAGCACAGGCTTGGAGCGGCAAGAAGTAAGGAGGTAATATGGCTTTACCCTTAATTGGTCCTTTACTACAACTAGGTACTACATTCCTAGAAGGACGAAATACAAAAATGAAAGCCAAGGCTGAAGCAGAAGCACAAGTAATGGTAAACGCTTCTAATCAGGTTGGTGACTGGGAAAAAATTCAAGCACAAAATGCAGGTAATTCTTGGAAAGATGAGTGGCTAACAGTTCTTTTCAGTATACCACTTGTTATGGCTTTTATTCCCGGAGGCATTGAATATGTTGAGCGAGGGTTTGCTGCATTAGAAGCAATGCCAGAATGGTATCAGTACACTTTGTCGATAATAGTAGCGGCTTCTTTTGGTGTACGTTCTGCAATTGGATTTATGAAAGCTAAGAAGTAACTAATATGGCTATACAAGTCAGTCGAATGGATATAGAATCCAAAGACCTTTTAAATTTACAATCTGAGACACGGTTTTTAAAACTGCCTGCGCAAGACTATTTAGAGTTGCTGGGCGTCACCCCTCTACCCTCGCAAATAGCTATAATAAATGCGATCAACAACCCGAAGTACCGTTTTGTTTGTGCGGCAGTTTCTAGACGACAAGGCAAAACATACATCGCTAACATTATTGGGCAGTTAGTTTCACTAGTGCCCAATTCAAACATTCTGATAATGTCCCCTAACTATTCGCTGTCTCAGATTTCTTTTGATTTACAACGTAACTTAATTAAACACTTTGATCTAGAGGTGCAAAAAGATAACGCAAAAGATAAAGTTATCGAGCTAACAAACGGCTCAACAATTCGAATGGGTTCTGTAAACCAGGTTGATTCCTGTGTTGGCCGCAGCTACGACTTAATCATCTTTGACGAAGCAGCGTTGGCAGACGGGCGTGATGCCTTTAATGTCGCACTTCGACCAACTCTAGACAAAGACAACTCAAAAGCTCTTTTTGTCTCGACTCCTCGAGGTAGGAACAACTGGTTTGCAGAATTTTTTGATAGAGGTTTTAATGACGAATTTCCAGAATGGGCGTCTATACGCGCTACTTATAAAGATAATCCTCGCATGTCTGCGATGGATATTACAGAAGCTAAAAAATCTATGTCCGACTCAGAGTTTCGCCAAGAGTATGAAGCAGACTTTAATACGTATGAAGGCCAAATATGGAACTTCAACCACGAAAAATGCGTCACTAATAATGAACAGCTTGACACTCATAATATGGATGTTTTTGCTGGTCTTGACGTTGGGTATCGTGACCCTACGGCTTTCTGTGTAATTGCATATGATTGGGATGAACAAGTTTATTATGTACTTGATGAATACTTAGACGCAGAAAAAACTACGGAACAACATGCCGCTTCTATTCGAGACATGATTGAAAAGTGGGATATTGATTATATTTATATAGACTCAGCAGCACAGCAGACTCGTTTTGATTTTGCACAAAACTATGATATCTCTACTATTAATGCAAAGAAGTCTGTTTTAGATGGTATTGCTCAAGTTGCAGGCACAGTAGACAATGATAAGCTATTTGTGGATCAACGATGTGATGAAACACTATGGTGTTTAGATCAGTACCAGTGGGATCCAAATCCTAACCTTGCAAAAGAAAAGCCGAAGCACAACAGGGCATCACACATGGCCGATGCTTTACGATATGCACTATATTCATTTGAGACGAGTAATACCGGGTTTTAACGAGACCTGCAAAAAATAATGTTTGACAATTTACCTTCCACGAGATATAATTTCGATAGTAAAAATGAAAAAGCTAAAAAGAGACCCCGTAAAATACATTCGAGACCGGGCAAAGTCAAAGTACAAGAAAGGTTCTGAATGCTTCATATGTGGAGCAAAACAAGAACTTGATTTTCACCACTTTTACTCTCTTAGTCCTTTACTTTCTCAATGGCTAAAAAAGAAAATAAAACAAAGACCATCGCATTATACAGATGAGTACATTATCATCTGGAGAGATGAGTTTATTGAAGAATGTAATAAAGAATTATATCATGACACCGTGACTCTTTGTCACAAACATCATCTAGAATTACACTCCATCTATGGAAGAAACCCGAGTCTTGGAACTGCAGAAAAGCAGATGAAGTGGGTAGAGATACAAAGAGAAAAACATGGCCTGGTATGATAGAATCTTAGGAAGACAAGAAAAACTAAATCCTATCCAGCAATACTTGGGCATGGAGACTGAGTACTCTCGGGAGTTTACTGAAAGCTACGAAAAATATTATGAAACTCTTGAGATTGTAAATCGTGGAGTGAACTTAATTGTAGATGACGTTGCAGAGATTCCTGGAGTTATAAACTCAGCATATCCAAATAGTGTTGTAAAAAATATTCGTAAGTCTCGTGTAGATCTTTTACTGAACAAAGAGCCAAACCCTTTTCAAGATATTAGCTCTTTCAAAAGAAATTTCATCACCGATTACTTACTAGATGGAAACATATTTATTTATTATGATGGTGCTCACTTGTACCATCTTCCTGCGGATAAAGTAACAATTCACGGGGACTCAAAAACTTTTATTGAAAAGTATACTTATAATGATGTTGATTACTCTCCCGACGAGATTATTCATGTAAAAGAAAATTCTTTTTACTCAATATATCGAGGAACTTCTAGACTAAAGCCTTCTGTTCGTACTATGCAGTTAATGTCTTCGATGCGAAAGTTTCAAGACAACTTTTTCAAAAATGGCGCTGTTCCTGGGTTAGTTCTCAAATCACCAAATACTTTATCAGAAAAGATAAAAGAAAGAATGATACAATCTTGGTCTGCAAGATATAGACCGGACGCAGGAGGTAGAAGACCTCTAATTTTAGATGGCGGTATCGAGATAGACGAAATCTCAAATGTAAACTTCAAAGAACTAGATTTTCAAACAGCAATTGCAGAGAATGAAAAAATTATTTTGAAGGCGCTTGGTATTCCACCTATTATGTTGGACTCAGGCAATAATGCTAATATTCGTCCTAATATGCGTATGTATTATCTTGAGACAGTTCTTCCGATTGTAAGAAAAATTAATTATGCCTATTCTAGATACTTTGGATTTGATATAACAGAAGATGTAACTAATATTCCTGCACTGCAGCCAGAGTTGCGAGATCAGTCACAGTACTACTCCGCTCTTGTAAATACAGGAATCATCTCTCCAAACGAAGCAAGAGATGCACTAGGCTTCAAAGGTTTAGAAGGATATGATGAATTACGAGTACCTGCCAATATTGCAGGAAGTGCCGCTAATCCTGATGAAGGCGGGCGGCCCGCTGAAGGAGAGGAGAGTGAATAAAATATTTAATTTAACTTCTACTTTTAAGTCTTTCGAAGATGAAGAGGGAGGTATAAATATTACTGGAATGGCCAGTACAAAAGATTTTGACCGTGCAGGTGATACAATTACACCAGACGCATGGGCAAAAGGTGGTTTAAACAACTTTGAAAAGAATCCCATTATTCTTTTCAATCATGATTACAATAAACCAATCGGTCGTGCGACTGGTTTAAAAGTTACTGAAAACGGACTTGAATTAAAAGCAAAAATTTCTAAGTCAGCTCCTGATTCCGTGGCTCAACTTGTTAAAGAAGGTATCCTTGGAGCTTTTTCTGTCGGTTTTCGAATCAAGGATGCGGATTATCTAGAGGAAACCGACGGATTAAAAATTAAGGATGCTGAGTTGTTTGAGGTATCAGTTGTATCAGTACCATGCAATCAAGCGGCCACATTCTCTTTGGCGAAATCTTTCGATTCTGAGCAGGATTATGAAGATTTCAAGAAAACTTTTAAAAGCGAGGAAGATTCCTCTTTGGAGACTAAAATGTCTGAAGTTAAAACTCCAGAAATCGACCTGGATTCTTTTGCTAGAAAAGTGGCGGAAGAGACTGCTGCTAAGATTGCAATGAAGCAGGCCGAGGAAAAAGCAGCAGCTGAAGCAAATGCTAAAGCTGCAGAAGAAGCTGAGCAAGCTAAGGCTGCTCAACAAGAAGAAGTTGAGACTCAAATCCGTACGGGTATTGAGTCAGGTGCTGACCGTCTTGTCGCTGATATTAAATCAGAGATGGAGACTGCAAAAGAGTCAGAAATTGCTGCTATTGTCAAGAAGTATGAAGCAGAGGTTGCCGAGAAATCAGCAGAGCTCGAAGCAATGCGTACTAGCAAGCGTGACTTTAGTTCGCGCGATAATAAAATCGACGGTCGTAAGGCTCTCGAAGCACGCGTTCTTGGTGCAATGACAAAGACTGGATACGATACTGTACTTGGTCGTGAAGTCATTGAGAAGGCTGGACTAGATTTTGGTTCACAAACCACTTCTGCAAATCTTGATATTACAGTTAGTCAGCAGTTTGAAGAAGAGCTAAAGCTCGAAACTAAGATTGCAGGCTTGTTCCGTGAAATTCCTGTAAACTCAGGTGCAACTGTAATGCCTTTCGTAGCAGATGTCAATGATGCAACTTTTGTTGGTCAAGACTATGACATAGATACTGCTAACAACCGTTTGGACACTGTAGGCGGCACTAACGGTCAGTTTGATGTTGCCAACCGTGTGATGAATACTCAGCGACTCGTTGCTGGTACATTCATTGATAATGATGTAGATGAGCAGTCTTTGGTTCCTTTCGTTCCAATGATTACTTCTGCACTCGCGCGTGCTCACGCAAAAGCAACTGATAAAGCCTTCCTTTATGGTACATCAGGTGTTATTGCTGGTCTCGCAGGTGGTAATGGATCAGACAAAGGTACTGGCTTCCGATCTACTCAGGTAAGTATCACAGCTCAGCAAGATGGTGCTCCTGCATTTACCGCTTCAATGCTTCGTCAGGGTCGTGAAGGACTTGGCAAGTATGGTATTGACGTAGGTAGTATTGTTTATATCGTAGGCCTTGATGCATACTATGACCTTCTTGCTGAAGATGGCGATTTCACTACTGTCGATAAGGCAGGTTCTGATATTGCTGCTAATATCAACGGTATGTTCGGTACTCTCTTCGGGTCACCCGTAATTGTATCCGATGTACTTGCTCCAGCAGATCAAGGGACTGCAGCCCTTGTAGTCAACACCTCTCGGTTCGTTGTTCCTCGCTTACGTGGCGTGAATATCGAAACTGAGTACCAAGTAGCAAAACAGCGTAATGTTCTTGTAGCTAGCCAATCACTTGGCTTCACAGCTCTTGAAACTACGGTTGCCGCTACTTCACTCATCTATGCTGCTAACGCATAATAGATAACAAATAAACTGGGGAGGGTTTCCTCCCCAAGTTTTTACTAATTTACTTATGGCTAATTTAATTACATTAAACCAGTTCAAAGAAGCTGAAGGTATTTCTAATCCAAGAGATGATTATAAGCTCGATAGGATTATTAACTCTGTAAGTCAATTAGTAAAAACTTATTGTGGAAATAGTATAATTGATTTTTATTCCACTAATAAAGTAGAAGAATTTAATATTAACTGGAGCACTCATATTGTGCAGCTTACTGAAAGTCCAGTTAATAATATTGTATCAGTAGAATCTAGAGAGTCAGTAGCATCTAGTTACAGCACCGTGCCAACTACAGAATATTATCTCGACAAGAAGACGGATAGTGTACTACATGTTACTGGCTCTAGTTATCAACCATGGCCGCAAGGAGCGGGAGCTGTAAAAGTAACTTACACTGCAGGATATGCAGAAACTCCGGCAGACCTTCAAATTGCAGTCATTGATTTAATAAA